CTCAGCCATTGTTAAGCCAGTAGTGCCAACAGTTCCCGCTGCTCCTGCCGCAGCCGCACCACCTAATAAACCTTGAATTAGTGCTGAACCCCCTGCCGCTAAAGCAATAGGGCCGAGATTTCTAATCAAATCTTGTGTGCTAGTTGTTACTTTTTCTTGACCACGATACTCACCTTGAGAGCCATATAGTTGAATCATGTTTGGGTTTTCTGAATCAACTCGGCTATAACTTAATTGACCAGATTCATCTTGATAGGCACTGAATCCAAGAGGCAAAGTACGTTGAGTAATTTCTGTTTGCCCAGTTTCATTATTGGCTAGTGTTTGAGTATATAAACCATTTTGAGCAACATCTTGGGCAAGAACAGGAACAATGCGGGATAAAACTTCAGCCTCTTTTAATCCAACAGCACTAGCCATTTGAGCAGGAGAAACCCCGTATTGATCCATAGCCGCAACAATCTCGGCATCACTCAAGCCTGGATTAGCAAGCAGAAAATCTACAATTTGTGCGCTAGTTACAGCCATGATTGCTCCTTATTGTGGCTCAACAGGCCAAGTAATAGTCCAAGGGAAACCAGACTTATCTGGAATATTTGTTTTTTCAATTGTTATTAACATTTGTAACTTCTTGTAATTACCAAGCCCAAATAAATACTGCGCCATTACCGCCACGGCCTCCAGAGTTACCATCTTCTCCAGAACCACCGCCTCCGCATCCAATGCCACCACGACCACCACCTGTGCCTACTGATGTGGATGTTGTACCGCCAGCACCACCACAGCCAACTAGGATTGGTTGAGTAATAAAATAACCATTAGCACCAACCACAGTACCGCCAGCAGTTGTTGCAGGGAGGGCTGTATACCCATAATTAGGTGTTACTGAGCCACCAGTATTTGCTGCTCCACCAGAACCGCCAGCACCACCAGAAAGAAAAGTAGTGGCTGATGCGGCTTGATTTGTTCCTGCGCCTGTTGAACTTCCTGCTGTTCCTGCTTGGCCTGCAATAGAAGTAAAAATTCCTGAAGCACCAAATTGATTGGCTGTTGCTGCGGTGCCACCATTTCCACCTGCAGATGTTGCTCCTGCGGAGCCGCCATTAGTGATTAAAAGATCATTGTTTGTCGATAAATAATAAATAGCAGTACCATTTCCACTATTGTTTCCAAGACCACCTGCACCAAGTATGATGTAAAGAGAATCTGGCACAAACATAGCAGGGCCAATCCATGATGTGACAGAGCCTGAACCACCACCACCGCCTCCAGCACTAGATGAGCCGTTGCCACCACCGCCTCCACCACCAATTAGCATAAAACGCACCATTGATGCGCCTCGGGGTTTAGTCCATACCCGCATAGGATTTCCACCACTAAGGTCTGGGCCAAAAAACTCTTGATAGTTAGCCGTTTGTGGTGTTGGGATATTGAATAAATCTAGCATCTTGTCACCATGTAACGATTATTGCGAGGCCATCACCGCCATTTGATCCACTAAAAGCACCAATGCTTCCACCATTACCACCAGCACCAAATGGTGATTTAGCTGTTCCGCCAGATATTGATTGCATGATTGGTTGAATTTGAGAATACCCACCTCTATTTGATGCGGTATATCCATAATACCCAGTTACGGCATTGCCGTTAGACCAACCGCTTCCACCAAATAAAAAAGTAGTTCCACTAGCTGAAATATCGTTTGTCCCGCTTGCGCCATTCATACCGCCTGTAGAGTTATAAAATCCAGCCGCAGTCATTTGGCCACCTGTTTCAGCGCCATTTGCAGAACCACCAGAACCGGGAGTGCTAGGGTCAGGAGCGCCCAATCCTTCGTTGCCGCCACTAGCTATTAAAATTTGATAGCCTGTGCCATCTTTTTGCTGGTAAAAGATTTTTGTTGCTTCGCCGTTAGTTCCATTAGTGCCGGGAGTTGAAAATCCAGGATATACGCCGCCAAGACCGCCTTTAGCAATAGCAACTTGCAATACATCTGGAATTAAAAAAGCTGGACACATAAAATTAGTCACATTGGATGAAGCACCGCCGCCACCAGCTTGTTGATTGCCCGGGCCGCCATCGTATCCACTACCGCCACCGCCACCAGCACCAATTAACGTAAACCAAACAAATGATGCCCCTTGTGGTTTAACCCATTCTCTTGTGTAAATGTGTGCAGTTGTAGCAGCATCACCACCCCGAAAGATTTGAACATTTGCGCCTTGTGGCGTTGGGTAATTTATAGGATATGACATATTACCAACTCGCAATCAAAACCATGCCGGAGCCACCAGTGCCAGAATTAAGACCGCCACCACAACCAATAGCACCTTTTGCAGTGCCTTTACTTCCTAATCCAACAATAATTGGTTGCATTTGAAATATGCCCGCAAAATCGCCAGTTGTTGTTGGTAAAGAATAACCATAATTAGCTGTTACTGAGCCTGTCTGAGAAGTGCCGCCAGATAAAAATGTAGTGGTTGATGCCGTGGTATTTGCGGCAAAACCATCTTGACCCGCAGTTGATTTGTAAAACCCAGAAGCGGCAAATGGGCCAGCAGTTACTGCTGTTCCGGCAGTAGGACCTGCTCCAGAACTTGCTCGTAATAATATGGCAATAACAGACCTGTTTCTATACCTAATATAAGTATCATCAACTTGATCCGCTGGTATTTGTAATACTAAATTATCAGGAACGTGTTGAGCCGCGCCATACCAAACAGTTACAGCACCAGACCCACCACCATTTGTTCCATCACCCGTTCCACCAGCACCAATCAACATCATGTAAACATGGCTAACCCCAACAGGCTTATTCCATGACATTGGAGTAATGTTAGACGAAACACCAGACCCATAAAAAGTTTGGATGTTACAACCCTGCGGTGTGGCTATTGGAAATGGAAACATTTTTATGCTTCTGGCGTAGTTTCAACAACAGGAACAATTACAGGAGGGACATACCAAGCTGGTGCTGTAGCGTTATCGTTTGTGCAAGTGTATTCAACGTGTTCATCAGAAGAAACAGCACTACCATCGGCACGATAAACGCCAATAGTGTTGCCGTCTTCCATCTTCTGATAGCCAGTTGAATTATCTGTAAACGTGATTTCAAACCATGTAATCATTTTAGTAATCTCCAGCAATTGTGACGATAGAGTAACCCGTACCAGCAGAACCAGTAGAAGTACCAAACGTTACGTACAGTAAATAGCTAGGGTCAATTGCAATATTAAGTGGCAATTCAAACACGCTAGAAGCCGCAGTCTGAGAAACAGTTACAGCGGGTAATGTAATCTCATCGTATAACCAAGTGGCAGTTGCACTTGTTGTAGTGCTAGATGAAATGAACACACGGCATACAGTTGCAACAGGAGAACCTACAGGACGAAAGCGTATCTTTTGGACATAAGAGCCATTAGTTCCAGCAGTAAATGCTTTGATTAAAGTTCCAGAGCCATCTTGTGCTGTATTGGCTGTAGGGCCAGAAACAGTACCAGAATTATTGGCGGCGGTGGAGTCCGTTGCACCAACGATGGAATAAATGGGAGCTGTATTTGCGGGCATGATTTTCCTTTAGCAAAGAATGCAGTTAACTGCGATAGCCTTAACAAGGCCAAGTGATGTTCCACCGCTTCCAGTAGAAGCAATGGTGATTGAACCTGATGCGTTTGTAACAGTGATTCCTGTACCTTGGGTTATGGTTGCCAATGTATAGTTTGTCCCATTACCAATAAGAAGCTGACCATTGGTTGGGGTTGTAGCTAAAGCTGTACCTCCATTAGCAATAGGCAAAGTGCCTGTTACACCAGTAGATAAAGGAAGTCCTGTTGCATTGGTAAGAGTAGCACTTGCTGGTGTTCCCAAAACAGGAGCAACAAGAGTTAATGCTGTGCCGTTAGTCGTAGCACCTGTAATGCCGCCAAAAGCACCCGCATTGTTGTATTGAACTTGAGTAGTAGAACCGCCTGGTGTTCCACCGCCACCAGAAGCCGCAATGGTTTGATTAGGCCATGTACCTGTAACAGTTACGTTTGTTCCCGCAACAATACTTGGAGTTGCTGTTCCTGTGCCACCATTGGCAACAGGAAGTTGACCTGTTACACCAGTTGACAAAGGCAAACCAGTTGCATTCGTCAATGTTGCACTTGTTGGAGTTCCCAAGATAGGAGTCACCAATGTTGGACTAGTTGCAAAAACTAATGATCCTGTTCCTGTTTCATCTGTTACAGCAGATATTAGGTTTGCTGAACTAGGTGTTGCTAGAAAGGTTGCTACGCCTGTTCCTAGACCTGATACACCTGTGCTGATAGGAAGACCAGTAGCGTTTGTTAAAGTGCCACTTGTGGGTGTTCCAAGAATAGGGGTTACTAGTGTAGGACTAGTGGCAAATACCAATGAGCCAGAACCTGTTTCATCAGTAATTGCAGAGGCTAAATTAGCACTAGAGGGTGTTGCCAAAAGAGTTGCTACACCCGCACCCAAACCACTCACGCCCGTTGAAATAGGAAGACCCGTAGCATTTGTTAAGACTGCGGCACTCGGTGTTCCAAGAGCAGGGGTTACTAGTGTTGGCGAGTTTGACAACACTACAGCAACTGTGCCAGTAGATGAAGTTACGCCAGTACCACCATTGGCAACAGCAAGAGTTCCTGTAATGTCAGCAGTTGAAAGACTTACTGCATCCCATGTTGCATTAGTACCATCAGTTTGGAGATACTTGTTTGCATTGCTTGTTTGGCTAGGCAACAAGTTATTTAACGCACCTGCGGCTGTTGAAGCACCCGTACCGCCATCAGCAACCGCTAGATCAGTGATGCCTGTGATCGTGCCACCCGTGATTGTTGCGCTAGAAGATGTAATCGGGCCAGTAACACCCGCTGTTGCCGTTACAGCACCTGTGAGTGTCGATGTACCTGTCACCGCCAATGTCGTGCTTGCTGTGATTGCTTTAGCCGCCAAGGTTGTATTTGCAACTGTGGCAGTTCCTGTAGCCGCACCAATGTTGACAGCAGTAGCCGCACCACCAAGGTTTAAAGTTGTTGAGACTGTATTGAAAGCCGCTTGAGTTACCGCACCAACCAATGCACCCGCAAGAGTTGTTGTGCCAGAGGCCGCAAGCGTAGTGAAAGCACCCGCTGCTGGGGTTGTCCCGCCAATAGCCGCACCATCAATTGCACCGCCCGTAATTGCGGCAGCAGAGTTATCTGTCTTTGTTGCAACAGCAGTAGCAATATTGTTGTATTCAGTGTCAATCTCAGTACCTTTGACAATCTTTAAAGGATTGCCAGGCGATAAGTTGTCTTTAGTCGCAAAGTTAGTGGTCTTTGTATAATTACTCATGGTTTACCTCTTAGCCTAATTTGCCATCTTTGGCTTGAATTTCAATCTTTTGTAGAGACAACTGAGTGCCGTTAATCGTTGTCTCATAACCTGTTTGGACAATCTTTCCAGCACTAGATGCGTTTGCTCTCAATGTCTTAATTGGAATACCACTTGTGTACTCAGCCACGTTGTATTCAGCAGTTCCATATTCATAACTTACTTGAGTAGGAATATAGATGTTTTGAGCTTGATAAGCACCAGAATAGTCAAAGCCCCATTTAATCGTTAAGTACTGATTTGATCCACCGATCACAATGGCTGAAATAGTCTTTAAAACAGAAATCTGATTTGGGTTTCCAAGGTCTGCATTGTTGGTGTAATAGGCAAATCGGTAAGTAGATGTGTCATCTAAGTAACCACCATACTTGCCGATATACCCATTTTTACCAATGTATAAGTCGCCATTGCGTAATGAGCGCAAGGCAGTAGGCGCAATAGAGTCCCACTTAGTAACACGGGAAGCACCATCTTGCAAAGATTGTTTGGTATCAAAACAGTAAACTTGAAAAGTAGCTGGCAGAACAAGCAAATAAAAGGCTTCTTTTTCTGAGTAAACAGATTTTAAGTTAGCTAATGTTTCGCTTGCCAATGATGAATTGAGGTCAAAACGCACGTTCTTAGATAAATCTCTTAGAGGTGCAGACTTCTCTTGAATAGTCCTCATTAGTGAGCGAACACCTGAGTCTGACAAGAAAATTACATCAGAGCCAACGCTTTGAATCGTATCTCTAGCAATACATCCGATAGAGCCAATTGTGTCGCTTAGAACCAAGGATGCGGGTGTAGAAGCACCAGAATACACAAGAATCTGCCTCTTGCCAAAGATGAACAAGAAATCATTGTGCGCTGCCAACCCCATTACCTCATCAGCACCATTAGGCCAGACCCGTGAAACATCCAAAGAACCAGAAGTGCCACCACCCCATACATGACCTGCAATCAGATCAGAAAAGGTAACTGTTACTTTGTCAGTTGACGTATTAGCTACCCACAAGCGACCAAATGCTGAAATGGCAATATTGGCTTGAGGAACTGTAGCAACATAACCAGTTTTCTCAGAGACTCTGCGATAAGTAGATGTACTTATAGCGGGGTCATAAATCAATGGATCGTGACCAGTTTGGAAGAAGTATGCAATGCCATTCAAGGATGCACATTGCCAATTAGATGCCGTGATAGTAGGAGAAGAACCACCGCCACCATAGGTTAACTCAGTCACCGCATTAGAAGTGCCGAGTTTAAATATCTTGTTGTTGCCAGCAAGCAAAACTGTAAGAGTTCCATCAGTCTGGACTAATTCATGGATAACACCAACATCATTAGCACCAAGGTTTCCAGAGGAAGAGTTAACTCTTGTCCAACCTTTCCTAGCACCAATACGTCCATACTGATCCAAAATGCAGTTAGTCGCAACCAAAGCAAAGCCAGCCCCTAGATCAAGGGGAGAATCTTCAGTATTCAGGCCATAAAAGCCTGGTGCTGAGAGACTATAACTTTGTAATTGTCCTGCCATTAGACCGCCAAAAAGTTGTCTTCAGGATAACGAGTGCTTTCCATCGCAATAGCATCAGAGAGCATTCCTCTAAATAAAGCATAAGCCTCAGATGAGTTAGTTCCCCCATCTTCACCACGCTCAATCAAAGCACGAGCATAGGCACTTTGTGTAACTAAATAATCTAAAACTTTTACTGAAGTACCATCAGCGGTCAAATTAGCTTGTGGAATTGTTACTTCAAACTTTATTGTAAATACACCAGAAGGAATTGGATATAAATCTACTTTTGTATCGCCATTTGTATCTACGCCATTAAAGCAATATTCGCAAGGAATAGATTGCGCTGGTGTACCAAAACTCAATTTGCGGTTCATGTCTGAAACTGCAATGTTGTTCAAAACAATATTGCTCGTAGTGTTAAGAGCTTCAGCAATACGGAATTTCTGACCAGTACCAGTTAAAGAATAAGAACTTGTATTGGCAGCAGTAGTAACTGTTACTGTCTGATTTAATACATTCCAAGTGTATGTATCTTCAATCTGACGCTTGGCATCATTGACGAACTTGCCGATCAAAGAAGAATAAGTTGTTTCACCAACAGTAGATACTGTGCTTTCACGCAAGCGAACTAACACATCGTTAACAAGTTCTAAGTAAGTCATGTTCTCTGTGACCCTTCAATTTCAAATGTTGCAAGTACAGACATTGTTGCTCCCGCTTCAGAAGTAGCACTTATGTAATCACCTTCTTCCATGACATAATATTGCCCATTTGAGATAAGTG